TAGTTCCTTTCAAAATAAAGATATTTCTATATATAAAGCCGATTTGAAAATATCAGGCGGTAACACAATAAAAAAATTTATGGATTTTTCGTGATAGATATGATCACGATGCGACTGTTTTTTTTACAGGAGCCAAGTATGCATATTAGTGAAAACTGTATTATCTGAGGGTATGGGGAGCAGAATCCCCATCAAGATTGCCGGAAAGTCGAAAGCCACGAAGTGAGTTTTGAGTTACTCAGGCGAAACTTGCTCTTTAAAATGTGGAGATTTAGAAAATGTTACATGTATATTCGATAAAATTACATTAAGATAAAAGCACATATACTTTCTGTTATTATAGGATTCAGAAAGAGTGCTGTGGATTTAAAAGCACATTTCTGAAAAATATGCGATGATTACATAGAAAGAGAGGAGGTTTATACCATGACGAATCCTGAAATGACAACTTTGGACATTGGCTGCTGGGGCTGCTTAGGCTGCGCATCTTGCGGTATTGGAGTTTCACTGCTCTCCGCACTGTCAGGCGCAAACGTAATTTAATGTGAAATGTAAAAAGAGAGGAGGTCTATACCATGACGAATCCTGAAATGACAACTTTGGATATTGGCTGTTGGGGTTGCTTAGGCTGTGCATCTTGCGGTATTGGAGTTTCACTGCTTTCCGCACTGTCAGGCGCAAATGTAATTTAATGTGAAATGTAAAAAGAGAGGAGGTTTATACTATGACAAATCCTGAAATGACAACTTTGAGCATTAGCTGCTGGGGCTGCTTAGGCTGTGCATCTTGCGGTATTGGAGTTTCACTGCTTTCCGCACTGTCAGGTGCAAATGTAATTTAATGTGAAAGCAACAGCGAAATAAAGAATCAGGTTATTATCTTCGGGTAATAACTTGATTCTTAAAATAAAAGGAGAAAACTATGAGTGAATATTTATGTTGGAACCGGAAATTGAGAATTATTAGATATCCAGGAGATATAATAAACTTATCTATGGATACAAATAAAAATAACCATCACATAATGAAAGAAGATATTCAGCAATATAGAGTGAATGAAACAGCAGTAGAAATCATGAGATTAGTAAATGGTAAAAATACATATGATGATATTGTTGCAGCATTATGTGATAAATACAAGGAGGAGGAAGCTTCTGTACAGAAAAAACTAAATAGCTTTCTTGAAACGATTTCTAATCAGTACGGACTAAAAGTCGTTACTCAGAATGAACCAATGGAACGAAACATAGTAGAAATGAATAAAGATGTTGTTTCTCCTATGGTGGCGTCTATTGAAATAACCAATAAATGTAATATTCGTTGTGTTCATTGTTATGGCGATTTTGGAGAAATACCGTGTGAAGTAATGGACTTAAATGTAGTTAAGAAAATTTTAGGTGACTTACATGATATTGGTATTAGGATCGTTGAAATCACAGGTGGTGAGGCTACAACGCATCCAAAAATTGAAGAAATTGTAGAATATGCTCTTGAATTGGGATTTGAGCAGGTATCATTGTTGACAAATGGAGTTAGGATAAGTGATAAATTAATTCAAATATTAGAAAAGAATAAAGACAGAGTGTATGTTCAAATTGATCTGCATAGTCTTAATGAGGAATACTTTTCTTGGTTCACTAAAACTCCGAATGTTTTAGAAAAAGTAAAATATAATATTGTTGTACTTGCCAACAAAGGTATACTAATGCGAATTGCCACTATCTTAACACCTAAGAATATTGATGAACTTGTGGATATTGCAGATTGGGTACATAATTTAGGAATAGCGAGATATGCAATAAGCCCAGTTGTATCATTAGGCAGAGCGAACGATGGTAATAAAGAATTATATTTGAATGCGAGCGAAGCAAAAAGGGCAGAGGAACAGCTACAGAAAATTGTGACTAAATATGATAATTTTCTGAATATCATAACAAGTGATTATGATAAGCAAATCAATTGTGGCTGTATAACATCTCATGTTGTAATAGACTCAAAGGGACATATTAAAATATGCACTATGGATAATTTGTCTTACTGTAATGGAAGTATAGGGAATGTTATCCAAGAGGATATAAAAAGTATATTTGAAAAAAATGCTGAATTACTTAATATGCTTTATATGATGAAAGCGCCGAAAATTAATTCGGCAGAATGTCAAGGGTGTAAAAATGCAGGATTTTGCAATGGCTGTCTATTGAGGGGGATAATTAAAGCTAAGGAAATGAAAGAGGAGTGTTTGTGGTATAAGAACATTGTCCCACAAAATATAAAGGAAAGATTTGCATTTTAAAAAGAATATGTGAGAGGAAAGTATGACTATGAAAACCTATACTAATCTTAAAATCCTTTTTCCATATATTAAAAAATCAAAGAGATATTTGATTTTTGGAATTATGGGAATTTTAATTGCATCAGCAATAGTGGCACCAGTTCCATATTTTATTGGAAATGTACTGGATGTATTAGTAAAAGAAAATGTAACATTTTCAGATATTAAAAATACATTGATTTTAATATCAGCAATTTATTTCGTAAAATTTTTGATAAATATGTCATACCAACAATCTTTTGCTAAGTTACAGCAAAAGATTGTAAATGAGATTAGATTAGATATGGTTAAAAGTATTCTGGATGCTCCCCTTAGCTTTATTAACAAAAGAGAAAAAGGTTATATCCTATCAAGGATAGGAGAAGTGCAACAGATAGGAGCAATCTTTTCACCTACAATTATTACAAATTTTGTTGGTATTTTTGAAATGCTCTTTTGTTTCATGATGATGATGTCTATTAATGTAAAATTGACATTAGTAGCACTCATAATTGTCCCTGGGTATTTTGCACTTTCAAAATCTATTTCGAAAAAAATTACAAAATGTACCGTTAAAATGCAAGAGGATTCGGCAAATCTAAATGCAGATATGTTTGAGACTTTGAATGGAATTGAGGAAGTTAAGTTACTAAATGGTAAACAAATTCAACTTAAGAAAATATACTTTAAGATTCAAACATTGATAAGAAGTGCAATCAAGCAGAGCTTTTCAATGATAGTATTTATTCAAAGTATTTCTTTTGTGAGCGATCTGGTAACAGTGGGCATTTTAGCTTTGGCAGGTATTTTCATTATTAATGGAGAGATTACCATAGGTGTTTATACGGCATTTTCTCTATATATAGGGAAACTTTTGGGGGTGACACAATCCGTAGGGACTTTCGAAATCACAATAAAACCAGTATGTGCAACTATTGAGAGAGCTAAGGAATTTTTGTTTTCTGATTTGGAAACTCATAAGGGCTCTAAAAAGCTAAATGAAAATATTCATGAAGTTTTCTTTGAAAATGTATCTTTTGGGTATAAGGGTAATAACATAGTTATTAATGAAATGACACAAAAGTTTATTGAAGGTGACAAGGTTTTGCTTTTGGGAGAAAATGGAAGTGGAAAAACGACATTTGTAAAACTTTTAGTTGGCCTTTATGAACCAGTTAAAGGAAAAATTTTTATAAATAATCAAAGTATAGACAAGCTATGTAAAGATGATATAAGAAAAAGAGTGGGGATTGTTTCACAAGAAGTTTTTCTATTTAAAGGGTCAGTGATTGAAAACATTCTTTTTGGAGTTGAAGGAAAGAATCGAAAGGATGTATCAATACTATTGGAAAAGTTTGGTTTAACGGACTATATGGAACGACTTCCAAATGGACTAGATACCCAAATATCTCAGAATGGAGTGGGGATTTCTGGTGGTCAAGCACAGATAATAGCATTTATTAGAGCTGTAATTAAAAACAAAGATATTTTGATTTTAGATGAGGCAACAGCAAATTTAGATCAAGATACATGTAGAAAAATTATGTCTATATTATGTAATTATAAATTGTGTAGAATGCTATTTGTAATTTCACATCAGAAATTGGATGAAAAAGTTTTTAATAAAATAATTCAATTTTAAAGAAAATTTACAAATATAGGATACGCTATTAGGCTAATATATGCTTCCTGACAAACAATAATTATATTATTGCTTGGCAGGAAGCATATATTTGATTTATCTATGAGAATATAGATATATTGAATATTCTTGTGCGATGAAATCACACTTCCGGAAATTTGGAAATCAGAGTTCCGGTACTCGGAAATCGCCTATTTTGTGCTTGATGACTTATCCATTTCTGTTTGGATATTGGTCAAGACCTTGCCGCATCTGCGGTGCGTAGCAGTCTTTACCAATGTCTCAACAGAAATTATGATTCGGTATGCACAAAAACGGATCTAAAAAGTGATTTCCATATCACCGGACAGCTGATGTAAAACCATCCGGAATATTCAATATATAGATTGTGTGAGAATATATATTTGGGTTAAGAGTATAAAATTATTTTATATTTGATATATAAGAATTTAGTGGATTAAACCATTGACAGAATAGTGCATTGAGATTATAATGTGCATATACAAACATCACAACGGAGAAGGGGTAAACGATATTGAAAATTATAATTGCAAATGCTTCCAATATTCCTCTCTATCAACAGATAGAAGAACAAATAAAAGAAGCCATTTTTACAGGGGAACTGCAGGATGGAGATATTCTTCCATCCATTCGTAATTTGGCAAACGATTTGCAAGTAAGTGTACTGACAATCCGTCGAGTATATGATGAATTAGAGAAGGAGGGATTTTTAGTTTGTCGTGTAGGTGTAGGAAGTTTTATATCAACGAGTAATCTTGATAAGCTTAAGGATTCAAAGAGAAGAGTATTAGAAGAAAAAGTGTGGGATATGCTACAACAGGCTAAGACACTAGGAATTAGTAAGGAAGAATTACATTGCATGCTAGATGCTCTATGTGAGGAGGAATAGGACATGGAAAATATTTTAGAGGTTACAGGGCTTGAAAAAAAATATGAGAATTTTAAGCTAAAAGGTATTGACTTTTCATTACCTGAAGGATGTATAACGGGATTTATTGGAATAAATGTTCCAAGATACATACTGAAAGTATGATCCACTACTTAGAGGATTATATGTACTGTACTAGAAAGCTGGGGCTTTATGTGCAGTTAGTAGCATAAATTATATAGGGGTTATCTAAATATATTTACCTCCTGTGATTAAGTTATATAAAGACTAAATCACAGGAGGTTTATTTTTATGATAACAGTAGAAAAACTGGAAAAAGGTACTTATTTTGATGATGCTTTTAAAATCTCATTTAGATACGATCCCACTACTGTAACTAAGGTAAAAGAGCTGGCAGAGCGGAGATATTTACCAGAGGATAGAGCGTGGGAGATCCCAGCACATGAGCTACCAGCTCTCATAGAGAAAGTAGGGCTTAGCAATATTAAAAGTGAGGAGGCTGTAGTACAGGCTCTCAATACTAAGGAGATCGAGGATAAAAGGGAGGCTACACAGGAGAGGCTAAAGGGTATTAAGCCTGTAAGAGATTTTGATTTTAAAACAGCTCCCCTCCCTCATCAGATCGAGGCTTTTAATTATGGAATGGAGAAAAACTCTTTACTTATCGGAGATGAGCAGGGCTTAGGCAAGACAAAGGAAAGTATTGATATTTGTGTAGCCAGAAAGAAAGAGCTCATTAAAACCCTTATTGTATGCGGAGTAAACTCTGTAAAATATAACTGGGAAAAAGAGATCCAAATCCACTCTAACGAGGGCTGTGTAATGGTAGACGGTAAGACAATGGATGTTAGAGTACAACAGCTAAATGACTGGTACAGAGGCTCCTCTTATTTTGGGGTTATCAATATTGAGAGCCTCAGAAATGAGAAAATACAAGATGCTCTCTATCTGGGGATTAAGGATGGATATATAGGAGCTATTATTGTGGATGAGATCCATAAGGCTAAAAACGGAGGCTCTCAACAGGGAAAAGCTCTTAGATTTTTGAAAGCTCCAGTTAAGATAGGGTTATCTGGTACTCCGATGAATAAAGCGGAGGATCTGTGGAATATCCTTACATGGCTGGGAGTAGAGAGGAGATCCTTTTATAGTTTTAGAAATGCCTATTGTACTATGGGAGGTTTCGGAGGCTATAAAGTAATCGGATATAAAAACTTAGATAGCCTCAATGCTGAGTTAAATACTGTAATGCTTAGAAGAAAGAAAGAGGAGGTACTAGATCTCCCTCCTAAGCTGTACAGTACTGAGTATGTAGAACTTACCACAGCTCAGAAAAAACAGTACAGGGATATTAAAAATGGCATTGTAGCGGATATGGAGAATATCTTAGCCTCTGTTAATCCTCTTAACTGTACTCTCCGCCTTAGACAGCTTACCAGCGGTAATCCTAACTTAACAGATGATAGCCCTAAGCTGGATCGTATTAAGGAGATGCTGGAGGAGGAAATTATCCCTAACGGTCACAAGGCTATCATATTTTCTCAGTGGAGCACGATAGCTAAGGATCTGGGGATAGAGCTTAGTGAATATGATCCGATTGTAATTACAGGAGAGGTACCTCCAGAACAGAGGCAGAAATTAGTAGACAATTTCCAAACTAACCCACATTGTAAAGTAGCTATAGGAACTATCGGAGCTATGGGTACTGGATTAACCCTAAATAAAGCCTCTTATGTATTCTTTATGGATAAAGCATGGAATAGCGGAGATAATGCACAGGCTGAGGATAGAGCCCACAGAATAGGTACAGTAGGGGCTGTAAATGTAATTTCTATGGTGGCTAAGGGTACCATAGATGAGGCGGTAGAGGATTATCTGTTAGAAAATAAAGATCTCATTGATCGAGTAGTAGACGGTAAAGGATCTAAGCAGGATATTAAAACCATCCTTAACAAATTACTTAGCATTTAATATACAGGTGTGGTATAATAACTCAAAATGGAGGTATATAATGAGAGCGATAACAATAGATGCAGATACAGGAAAAAGAGTATACACAAGGAAAGAGGTAGCGGATCTGGTAGGAGCCTCTACTCAATCTATCCGCCTCTGGGAAGATGCTGGAGCTATTCCAGCCAGTGTAAGAGATGAGGGAGGCTATAGATACTGGTATGAGGAGGATCTGGAGGCTATAAAGGCTTATGCCTCATTACCGAGAAAAGCAAAACTTAAAAAGTAACCCTAAGTGTGAGGAGAGTGTAAAAGCTCTCCTCTTTTTTTTTGTCCTTAATTTTGAGGGCTATCTAAAAAATTACCGTTTGTGTGATTAGGTTAAGTATCAAAAGAAAAGGAGGTAAGCAGGATGCTTAAAATCAGTTTTACAAATGCTGAGGTATCGGATCACGGATACGGTTTAGAGGTAAATGGTAAATCCTTAGAGGATATTATTTCTACCGCCTTAGGAACTAAACTTAAGGGTAATGGTGGTTATGGATCTGGATTACCTAGCTTTAATTCTAATAGCTGTGATGTTACGGTTATTATCAATCCACATAATAGTATATGTGAGATTGAAACAGAGGATGAAGTATGGCACAGCGTAGCAGAAATGGAGGCAGAAAAGAGTGAGCAGTTTCAAAAGGAAAATGCAGAGGCAGATCCAAAAGAATAACGGTACCCTCCTCCACAAAAAGGTAGTAGCTAGAAAGATGGGCTGTAAATCCGTGGAGGAGTATAACCGTAGAATGGCACGCAGAGAAAAAAATTTAAAAGAGATGGAGGATAACAAAGATGTCAAATGATTTTACAGCAAGGGTAGCAGGTATCAGCGTAGAGCTGGGTATGAGTGTACAGAATAAGAGTGGTATCTGGTGTAAGCCTACAGTAAAGATGGATCTTAAGATTGATGGAGGTACGAACCCTCAGCAGAGAGAGGCTATTATTAAACAGGCTTTTGATGAGGTTTGTGATAACATTGAGAAAACCATCTCAGAGATGGAGTAATACTTACAGGGGGGGGGAGAGTATCTCTCCTCTCTCCTTAACTGGAGGTAATTATGGCAAAACAGATAAAAGTAAGAGAGGATAATTACTTTGCTGTACAGGGCTGGATGGTAACAGAGCTAAAATTAAAGGGTAATGCTCTTATGCTCTATGCGATCATCTACGGATTTTCTCAGACTACTAACACAGCTTTTACAGGGAGTGTAGACTATCTCTGTGAGTGGCTGGGTGGTGTATCAAGACCTACAGTAATTAACACTTTAGATAACCTAGTTAAGCAGGGGCTCCTCACTAAGAGCAGTACCACTAAAGGGGCTCTCATTTACAACAGCTATACAGCTTTAAGACCGAGTAAAAAAATTTTATCCGATGAGGATCCAACGAGTAAAAAAACTTTACCCGATACGAGTAAAAATTTTTTACTCAATAAAGATAGTAAAGATAATATAGAAAAATCCATCTCTAAAGAGATGGAGGACAAAGCCCCTAAAAAGAAATCTTATAGTACTATCTTAGAGGATCCTGTTAATAAGTTTGTGAAAGAGGCTCTTAGTAAATTTATCCAGTATTGTAGGGGTAAAAACTATACTCCTAAAGTAACTACGGTAGAAAAGTTTGCTAGTACTCTTAGAGATAATGCTGGAGAGGATCCTGTAGTGGCTCTAGCTATTGTGGATCAGAGTATAGATAAGGGATGGAAAGATCTCTATCCACTTAAGAACTATGGTAGACAGGGAAAGCCTACAGCGATCAGTAAAAAATTTAGTGGTAATACCCTTAAAGATGCGGAGGGTAAAGATATTGTATTTTAGCAATCTGGGGGAGAGCTGTTACGCTCTCCTCTTTTTTTTTTGTCTAAAAAATTTTCTCCTCCGTGATTAGGTTAATCAAAAGGTATAAGGTACCTTAGATCAAATTTATAGGAGGTATTAGGCAAAAAATGAGATGTTATGCAAGTGATTATTGCCAGAAAGATAAAAGCTCCTGTAGTGATGTATGTGGAGGCTACAGAGTACTTAGAGCTTTATATAATTTAAGCAGGATCCCAGAGAGATACCGTTATACTATCGCTCTTAAGCCAGAGAATGGAGAGGATCTGGAGGCGTTTACAGCATTGGATAATTATAAAAATGATGTGCTCAGTATGGTAGATGAGGGCAGAGGTTTATATATCTGGGGAAAGAGTACAGGGAATGGTAAAACCTCATGGGCTTGTAAGATTATGAGTTACTTTTTCAGAAAGATAGCTTTTAATACAGGGCTGGAAAATGAGGGGCTATATATTTTTCTCCCCACTTTCTTAGAAGATCTCAGAGATAACTATGATAACAAAGATCCAGAGTTTGATGAGATACTCAGAATGATAAAAACCTGTAGGCTCCTTATCATAGACGATATAGGAGCAGAGAGGGTAACAGATTGGGTAAGGGAGAGGATGGTAAGCATCATAAATACCAGAGTATCTAATAATCTCACTACGATTTATACCAGTAACCTCTCTCCAGAGGAGCTTAGGAGTGAGTTAGGGGATCGGATAGCCAGTAGAGTATTAGGATCCTCACAGGTAGTAGAAATTACAAGCGGAGATAGGAGGGGATTATAAATGGCTAATATGATTGAGCAGAGCTTACTCTGTAAGGTATTAGATGCTCCAGATCTGGAGATCCTCCACTCTAACGGAGTAATAGAGGAGATGTTTCTTACCTGTAAAGATGAGATCCATTTTATCATAGAGCATTACAACAGCTATAAGCAGATGCCAGATAAACTAACCTTTTTAGGCAGGTTTAAAGATTTTCAAATGTTGGAGGTTACTGAGAGTACGGATTACTTAGTATACAAGCTCAAAGAGGCTTATACATATACTAAGCTGGTGCCTCTGATTGAGGATACAGCAAAGGTAGTAAAAGAGGATAGTATTAAGGCGATCCAGTACCTCAAAGAGGAGATAGAAAAGCTGGAGAAATCCGTACCAGTTAGCAGGAATAAAGATGGCTATGATATTATCTCTAACGCTGGAGATCGCCTTACAGAGTATAAAAAGCGTTGTGAGGTAAAGGGGCTTATAGGTATTCCTACAGGTATCCCTAAGCTGGATGAGATTACTAATGGCTGGCTCTGGGGAGAGGATCTGGTAGTACTTACAGGGCGTACTAATGTGGGTAAAACATGGATCGGAGAGTATTTTGCTACTACGGCGTGGAATATGGGTTATAAGATCCTTATGTACTCTGGAGAGATGAGTACCGCTATGGTTGGTTTTCGTTTCGATACTCTCAATAAGCACTTTAGTAATATGGGGCTCCTTAATGGATCTGGCACTCTGGGAAAGAAACCAGATACAGACGGAGCAAAGTACTTACAGGAGGATTATGAGAAGTACATAACACAGCTCCAGCAAAAGAGCGGATTTATCGTAGTTACTCCAGATGATTTTGAGGGGCGTAAGCCTAATGTAGATGAGATCAAGAGCTTAGCTATTAAGCATGGGGCGGATATGATTGTAATAGATCAGCTCTCTCTTATGAGTGATAAGCGTAGGGCGGATATACCTAGAATAGCTTATAACAATATTTCAGAGGATCTCTTTTTGATGAGTAAGGAGCTTAAAAAGCCTGTACTCCTTATGGCACAGGCTAACCGTGAGGCGGTAAAGAACCGTAAAAAAGGAGAGAGCCCAGAGCTCCACGATCTGGCGGAGAGTGACGGTGTAGGACAGAACGCCACGAGAGTATTATCTCTATCCGTGATAGATGGCACTCTTAAGATCAGCATTAAGAAAAATAGGTATGGTATCAATAACAAAGAGGTACTTATGATCTGGGAAGTAAACACAGGATACCTTAAGCCTCTCCTTAGTGAAAATCCAGAGGAGAGCACAGAGGATAAAAAGGATGATAAACCAGATGGAGAGCACGATAAAGGAGGAGAGAAAGACTATGGTTTCTAAAGGCGGAGTACCTAAGGGGAGGATCATTCCTGTATATCTTACAGATGAGGGAGATGTGTACCCTATTTATTTGCATGAGATGGGAGAGTTAGAGATTATCCAGAGGCTTGTAGCAGGTATCTTAGATAATAAGATTGTGGTAGATACTAATACCAGAATTAACTCAGAGAATGATAAAATCTCTATTTTTGATTTAAGTAAGAAAAAATAATAAAAATCTCTCTAAATGTTACCTCTTTTTCTGATTAGGTTAAGTAAATCGGAAAAGGAGGTACTTTTTTATATGACGATTACAAGTAAGGAAGTAGCGGAGATGCTGGGAAAGAGGCACGATAACCTTTTAAGAGCGATCCGCAAATATATTACACAGTTAGGAGATGAGGCTTCTAAGTATTTCTCAGAGGATCCAGATAAGGGTGGTAGATTATACCATATTACTAAGGCTGGCTGTGATCTTATGGCAGGGCGTATTATCGGAGCTCAGAGTGAGGCTTTTAAGATTAAATATGCTCCAGTGTTTGGAGAGGAGGCTCCTGTAGAGGTGGTAGAGGAAAAGCAGGAGGAGCCACAGGAGAAAGCCTACACAGTAGAGGAGGTAGCCCAGATCTTAGGCTGTAGTGAGAGAAATGTTTATAGAAATATCCAGAGTGGAAAGCTGGAGGCGGTAGAGCGTGAGGTAATGATCCCTACTCTTAAGAAGTTTGTAACAGAGGAGGCTCTGGAAAAATATAAAGCAGGGAGGGCTAGTTAATGAATTACTTTGAAATGAAATGGAGGCTCTCCGCTTGCAGAATACAGGCAGGATACTCACAGGCGGAGGTAGCAGAGAAATTAGGATGTAGCGATAAGACTATTGTTAGCTGGGAAACAGGTAAGACAGCTCCTAAGATGGAGAAAGCACAGGAGCTTAGTGATCTGTACGGTATCCCTCTGGCTTATATGGATTTTTCAAAGGCTGGAAACTCTACACCTCTTAGAGAGCGTGAGAGTGAGCCACAGATCCCAGCTTTTTAATTTATAGGAGGAAAAAAAGATGATTAAAGGACAGTTTGCAAAAAATTTACACAAAGCAGTTTCAGAGAGAGGGATTAAGCAGGTAGAGCTTGCTAAGGTGCTGGAGGTACCGCCTACTACAGTAAATGGGTGGATGAGAGGAGCCCATTTACCAGACATTGAGAAGTTAATGGAAATTTGTGATTATTTGGAAATGCCTGTAGGAGAGATGTTAGGAGATCATAGACATATTAACGATTTAGACGAGGTTAAGCATCTTATGGATGTATCGCTTAAACAGAAAGCCTATATTGAAAATTTAGAGGCGGAGCTTAATGAGTGTAAAATGTTAAATAATCAGCTTATGAGCGATCTGGATGCAGATGAGGGGCTTGCAGAAATTTGTGTGAATGAGTTTATTGCAGATACCATAAAGGCTGTAAAAGACGCTGGCGTAAAGAAGATTACGGTTGAGTTTTGATAAAGAAAAAGAGCCAGCTTTTGCAGGCTGGCTCCATCCAGAGGATTACTCCTCTTTAAGATTTTGTAGCTCATTGATGCGTTGAGCTAATCCCTTAAGTAGCTCCAGATCCTTATCTGATAGTGAGATAGATAGCTTAAATAAATCGTATAGAGAGGGCTTACTCTCTAAGATCTTTGAGATTAAAGCAGGATCAGTAGAAAACTTTTCCTGTGAGAAAATCTCTGGATCTCTTAGGAGATCCGTAGCATCTATCCCTAGATAAGTTGCTACAGCCTCAATCCTATCCATTCTAGGAGTGTTCTTTCCAGTACACCATTGAGAAACTGTAGAGGAGCTGTAGTGGAGATCGTTGATTAGATCTTGCTGAGTTTTACCTTTTACCGCTAGGTAGTAGGTAAGTGCTTTAGCAAATGTACTCATTGTTTTTACACCTCCTCTCCTTTGAGGGATAAGTTAATTATACAGTATTACAGAGAAAAAGTAAAGTAAAACAGAGATAAAACTCTGTAAAACAGAAAATTAGGTATTGACATCTCTGTAAAACAGGATTATATTATAATTGTTCTCTGAGAAACAGAGAGAACACAGAGGGGGTACTCCCCTCATATATTTTTGCTATCAATCTCTATTAAACAGAGAATGATATACAATAAAACAGAGATAAAGGAGGTACAAGCTAATGAATTTAGCGGAGTTAAAGGAGGCTTATAAAGCCAGAAAGTTAGCCTTAGACAGTGCAAAGAAAGAGGAGGAGAAATACAAGGCACTCCTTAAGGATGCGATGTTAGAGGCTGGAGAAAGTGATTACACGGATGAGGCTGGATACCGCTTTGAGCGAATTGTGCAGGAGCGTAAGAGCATGGATGAGGAAAAGCTCTTAGCAGAACTCCATGAGAGAAACCTTACTAGCTGTATCGCAACTAAGGAGATTGTAGATGAGGATGCAACTCTTAAGGCGGTAGAGGCTGGAGAGTTGCCACAGGAAGTATTAGCAGATGCCTTAAAGGTAACAGAGGTAGTAATGCTTAAGCTCACAGCTCCTAAAAAGGCAAAGGCTAAAAAGTGATAACGATCTGGAAAACTCCAATAGTAGCCACAGTAGAGCAGGTACTTAAGGATCTTAAGCTCCAGCTCTACGGAGCAGGGCTACTTAAGGAGATTAAAAACACAGGATCGGATCTTATGTGTACTTGCCCTTTTCACGCAAACGGTAAGGAGCATAACCCATCTTGCGGAGTGCTCCTACAGCAAAAGGTAACAAAGGATAAGACCTATGAGGCTGGTACGGTGCATTGCTACACCTGTGGATACACAGCGGATCTACCTCAGTTTGTAGCAGATCTGTTAGGGCTGAGTAGCCCAGTAGAGGGCTTTAAGTGGCTGGTAAATCAGTACAACTACCAGACGGAGGAGAGAGAGCTCCCAGATCTGGATATGTACAGAGGCTCCACAGCTAAATCCTCAGTACTGGAGGAGAGCTTAGTAAAGCAGTACACACAGAACCTCCTACAGAGTGAGGAGGCGTGTAGGTACTTACATAAAAGGCGGATAGCTAACTGGGTGTTAGAGGCTTATGAGCTGGGGTTTGATCCAGAAGATAAAACAGTACTTTTCCCTGTAAGGGGCATGGATGGGAAAGTGATCTTTTACAAGGGCAGGAGCATAGCTGGAAAGCATTTTTATAACGCAAAAGAGGTAGATAAAACCTCCGCAGTGTTTGGGCTCTGGGAGATCCTAAACGGATCTTTTAGCTGGGGTACATCGGATCAGATAGAGGAGGTTTGGATTACAGAGAGTGAGATAGATGCTCTCAGCCTTATCTCTTATGGAGTACCAGCGGTAGCCATCATGGGATCACATATCTCAGAGGATCAGTGTAAAGAGCTGGAGCGTACATCTTTTAGGCGGTTTGTACTTGCCACAGATAACGATGATGCAGGGAGAAAAGGAGCCTCCCAGATCAAGAGGTTACTGATACCTAAAGGTTTTCGGTTTATCAACCTCAAATGGCATACGAGCCTAAAGGATATTAACGATCTTGTCAAAGAGTACGGAGATGGCTGGAAAGACCATCTCACAGGATATTAAAGGAGGAAAACAGGATGAGTAAAGGATTTATTACAGGAACAAATGAGGAACTTATTAAAGCGTACAAAGAGAGTAGAGATGAGAGCTATCTTAAAGAGCTCATAGAGGCTAACAAGGGGCTTATTAACCTTTTAGTATCCCCATATTTAACCTCTATTCCTAATTCTGAGTTAGAGGATCTTACAAGTGAGAGCTATATACCGATGCTCAGAGCTATCGAGGATTACGATCCAGAGCAGGGAGTAGCTTTTTCTACTCTCCTTAAAGTTTATGTACGCCAGCACCTTAACCGTTTATACAACGAGGCTACACGCCAGAAAAGATTTACAGGTACCACTCCAGATAGCTTAGATCGGTTATCTGAGATCAATAAAGAGGGCGGTACAGAAACCGATAGCACCTTTGAGGTAGAGTGTAAGGATTTTAGCTCTGTAGAGTTTATGGATCTCTTAGATAGCTTACAGCTCAATGATAAGGAGCAGGTAGCGGTAAATATCCTCATGGCTGGAGGAGCTAAGGGAGAGATTGCTAAGGCTCTCAATATTACTAATGCTACCGTAAGCTGGCATATTAAGAACCTCAAAAAGAAATTTATTTTAGCTGGTTATCAATATGCTGTCTAAATAATCTGGGTGGATGTGATTAAGTTATTTATCACGAAAAGCAAGGAGGTAAGCGGTATGAGTAGTTTAAGAACCCTGTTAGCCATCTTAAAAGGAGAGGCTGTAGTGCTTACTAAAAAGAGTGAGCATAAGGCGGATGTGCTGGTAGGAAAGAATGTGGATAAGCGTTTTGCTATTAACAGCATGGTAGGAGCTGTAAAGGCTTTGATGCTGTAGTTATAGAAAAAAAAAATAATCAAGGAAAAACAGGAGGATACAGAAATGGGATTACAGGATCTTATTAACAAGTATGACAATGGAGGATTTTCTAAAACAGGCTGGTTTCAGTTAAAGGATGATGGAGATACAGCTACAGTACGCCTCCTCCATAAGGGAGAGGTAGGAGTAAAGGATGGAGAAACAGATTATGATTTTCCCATCTACGAGGTACACAAATTAGATGTAGACGGTAGTGGTAGAGATCGTACTTGCCTCTGTAAAGGAGAGAGCTGTGAGTTTTGTAAGAGCGGTAATAAGCCTCAGCTTAGAATGTTCTTACAGATGATTAACAAGGATGAGAAAGATAAGGATAAGCAGGTACAGCTCTGGGAGAGAGGCTTAACAGATATTAAGAACCTTATCGGCTTAGCTGGAGAGTACGGAGATCTCACTAAGAGAGATATTAAGATTAAGAGATCTGGAGCAAAGGGTAGCCTTAAGACTACATACCAGTATTTCCCTAAGGATCCTAGTGAGATGGAGATCCCAGAGCCTCAGAACTTAGTAGGCTCACTTATCTTAGATCTGGATCGTGAGGATCAGATTAAGGCTATCGAGGGTAGATTACAGCTTAACAAGGGTAACAATAACGATAGTAACAATGACAGCGGAGCAGGAGCTACAAGAGTATTTTAAGTAAGTTGTAATCTCTTGGCAGACAAAACATAAAGGAGCGGATTGATAGGTATAAGTGTGAATGTGAGTGTTTACCGCCTAAATATATCCTAACATACAGAAAATGGGCTCATTGAGAGAGAACCTCTATAAAGCTGGGAAATGAGGTAAGAGTGAGGGGTAAAATTAAGAGCCCCTCACGTTTTTTTTTAACAGGAGGATACAGGATGGCAAGAGAGATAAAGGTAGATATGAGTAGAGAGAGCGTGGATCTGGAGGATCTTAGCAGTAGATTAGCTCATAAAAAAGTATGTAATATAAATTTGAAAAGAAACCAGAATACCTTACTTAAAGGGCTGGAGGTAATAAATGAGCTGGTAAAGAGCGGTAGGCTCCATGCTGAGGGAGAGTATGAGATTATCCGTACTCCAGAGAGGCTTAAGGAAGTAATGGAAACCTACTTAACTGGAGTAAGTGAGTATGTACTGGATGTGGAAACTACAGGACTGGATGTGTATAACGATATTTTAGTAGGTATCTGTTTATATAATCCAGATCTCCCTAGTTTCTATGTACCGTTTAATCATACGGATCTCCAGAATAAGAGAGTTGAGGGGCAAATGACAGAGGAGGAGTGTAAGGCGGTTATGCTCCCTTATCTGGCTAACGGATCCCTTAAGTGCATCAATCATACTATTAAGTTTGATGATAAAGTGGTTACTTTTCAGTGGGGGCAGAGGATCGCTAATGTATGGTGGGATACTAATATAGCTGGATGGGTACTCAATGAGAATGAGAAACACGGATTAAAACCGATGTATAACAAGTATATCCTCAATGGGGAGGGCTCAGATGAGGATTTTGGAGATCTCTTTGAGGGTATCCCATGTAACTATATCCCTATTGATATTTTTGCTATTTATGGAGCTAACGATGGTTTTAAAACATGGGCTCTGTATCAATTCCAGAAAAAGTATCTTAGAGAGGATCATCCGAGAGCAGACTACAGAAAGCTCTATCATGTGTTTAGAGATATTGAGATGCCTCTTATTGATGTTTGTATGGATATGGAGCTTAGAGGTGTAGAGATCCGTGAGGATTATGCTAAGGAGCTCTCTGTAAAATTTAATGCAGAGATGGCAGAGAAAGAAAAGCTCTGTGATGAGTATGTAGCTAAGTTTGATAAGTTTATAGAGGAAAATCCTACTCTTATGAGATTAACTAAGGGTACTAAGAAGATTAACTATAACAGCCCTCAGCAGGTGGCTTGTTTATTCTATGATATTTTCAAACTGAAAAGCGTATCCAGAAAAGAGCCGAGAGGTACAGGAGATAAGATAGTACAACAGCATAGAAATAAGGCTAAAAAGGCAGGTACTAAAAAGGGGGAGGAGTTTATCCAGTTTTTAGATAACTACCAGAGATACAAAGAGTGCGGAAAGCTCTTAGGAACTTACATAGATAAGATCCCAGAGGTTAAGTGTGCTAAGACTAATGCAGTACATACCACATATAACCAGTACGGAGCAAAAACAGGTAGATTTTCAAGTAGTGATACAGTTACTAAGATCAACCTCCAGAACATTCCTAGCCATGAGAAAAGCATCCGTAAGATCTTTAGAGCCAGAGATGGTTATAAGTTTGTAGGTGGAGATTTTAGCCAGATTGAGCCACGAGTACTCTCTTATGTATCTGGAGATGAGGCTATGCAGGAGGCATACAGAGAGGGTAAAGATCTATATGCTATCATGGGATCTAAGGTTTATGGAGTGCCTTATGAGGATTGTAGAGAGTTTTATCCAGATGGTACGGTAAACGCTGAGGGTAAACACAGGCGTACAACTATGAAAAGTGTACTTTTAGGTATTATGTACGAGCGTGGAGCTAAAGCCATCGGAGAGCAGTTT